TTAAAAGGAAAACGAGAAGGTCTTTGTTCTTCAATGTTTAGTGGGACACCTTCTGCACCACCATTTACATAAAGGTCATTTATTTTTGTACCCCTTGCGGCCTTGTTTATTCCTGAACCGAAGTTGTAATCTCTTTTTGGATACTCACCAGTTGGGTCTTGGAAGCCGTCCTCGGGTACTCCGATACTCTCCTCTTGTCCTTCTCCAAGTTGTTTGAGTCTATTTTCTAGATTGTCTTTTTTAGTTGTCATCTAATATCCTACTGCGTCATACTGACCAAATGCCCAAAACTTTTCTTCACACCAATAACATTCACCACAAGGTTTTTCATAATAATTAGTTTTTTCTGTATCTTTATTTAGACATGAACGAGTTAACGGAAATAAGGTTTCCAGTAAAAACAAATCTTCATATACTTGTGCAGTAAATCTTTTATCTACATGTTCGAATGGTTTGTATTCTGGTATATCGTAAATACCAAGTCTTTCTAAATCTTTTGTACCGTAATTTCTAGGTGCATCATCTAAGTAATTAATTATTTCTTTATGAGTAATAACACTTTCTGGTGCGGGTAAATTTACACCATTAGTAAAAAATACAATGTCATGTTCTTGTGTTAACTTCAACGCATACTTATCCCACAACTCTTTATATATTTTTTTTGATATAAATTTAGGTAAATTCTTTTCAACCAAATGTTCTTTAAATACTACTCTTGGAAAGTTCTTTTTGACTTCGTCAATTATCATTTGTGCGACTATATTTCTATCTGGAACATCTAAGAATGTATATGGTAAAATAGAAAAGTTAAGATTTCTTTCTTGTATTTCTTTTGCAAGTAGATACAATAAAAGTGCAGTGTCAGAACCACCCGACAACTTTACTCCAATCGTACCTTTGTTTGATTTTAATGATTGTAGAAATTGTTTTGATAACAAGTCTACTTTACCATATTCATTTTTGTATATCATTATGCATTTATCTCCGTGTCATCTGGGTCTAGTGCCTCAAACTCAAAAGTATTACCTACCCTATCATAAGTTTTTCTAAAGGTTTTTTCGACATAATCTTTTACATCGAAATATGGGTCTAGTTCATTAATCTCTATATCATTGTGTCCAAATACCAACCCACCAGGCACTTTCATAAAAAATGCCTCTATAAATCTTTCGAGTGTTGTAAACTGTTCTCTTGTAAATCCAGACTCAGAACGGTTGTCTAAGGGATTTACATCTCCCGTAGGAAGATTTATTCCACCGACCAATGCAATACTTAAGGAAAAGTTATTATGACTCTCTTTTGCGGTGTGGTCAGATTTACGGTCTGCGGGTCTACCTCTTTGCAACCTACCGTCTCTTCTTATAACATAATGATAAACGATACCGTCATGTCCAAGTTGTTTATGTATATTGTTTATTTCAATTGAACCGATATTTTTGTTTTCTGCAGTTTCAGTTGCATGAATAACTACTTCTGAAATACGTCTTGAAATTGACATCATTTCTGAATTAAGTTCTTCTACAGATGCAACATAAGTAAACGCATCATCTCCAGTTCTTTCTCCAGCCCACTTAGGTATGTTTTCTCCTATTGGTACTGGTTCTCCATAAAAGTCCGCATCTTTTACTAATGTACCTGATATAGTTGGATTTAATTCTTTAACTAACTTATCAACAAGGTCTATCTTATTAAGTGTATCATCTTTTTCTTCCGCAGTCGCACCATTTTCATCTAAGTTTTTTTCTACATCATTTTTAAAGTCTTTCGCAGAATTTCCTTTTGCTTTCTTAACTGCGTCTTTACCCTTTTCACTTAAATCAGTTTCATTAACGATACCTTTAGTTGCTTCTCCTTCTTTTCCTTCCGCAACGGAATTTTTAACATCATTTAATTTATCTTCATCTACCACTTTACCTAAATTACTTTGAATTTTATTTTTTATAGTTTCACCTACCTTTTCTGTAATCTCTTGTAGTACACCCCCAACAATAAGACCCGTTGCAATCTTACCAAGATTATTTTTTACAAAACCTTTTGCCTTATCAACAAAACCTGATAACTTATCTTTGAAGGCTGCAACAGTTCCTACAATTGCGGCTATTGATGCAATCTTTGCTAGTTTTGCTTTTGCAACCTTGGTCTTTGCAGCCAGTGCTTTGTTTCCACTAAGAATTTCTGTTTGGTCAGCTAAATCTTCTGGGTTAGGTATAAAACTATTAATGTCTGGTAAACCACTTATCTTAGATGCAAGTAATGAAGTTGCTTTACCTACTGCAGCTTTTCCTATATCATTTTTTACAAACTTAAGTCCACCCGCAGCATTATGTGCGGTTTTAATCGCATCGTTTGTATTTGATAATAACTCTTGACCTTTTTCAAATGCAGATTTAAGACCTTCTGGACTTCCCGCACCTACTAAGTTCATACCAAACTTTTTCTTTTCAGTTTTCAAAGAAGGGTGTCCAGTCAAACTTCCGATTAAGTCTGATATAGGTTGATTACTATCTCCCCCAGTAATTGTTGCAGTTGGTGTTCCAGCACCGTCTGTAATAGTTGCAAAGTTATTAGTAAAGTTTATTGTTCCCGCAGTAAGTAATTCTGTCTTAGGGTCTATTAAAGGTTCTGTAGAGAATGCTTCTTCTGGAACAATTTCACATGCACCTTCTCCTTGAATAACTTGTCCTTTGAAAGACTGTACTGTCTCCAGTGATTTAATACTTTCAGGAATTTTAAATTCAGTACCTACAGTTGTATTTCTACCTGCTTGAAGTCTTTCTTGAACTTCTTCAAAATCCCCATTTTCTAATGCAGATTGAGCATCTTGTTTATCTAAACCTTCAAGTTGTTGGTTTATTCGATTTTTTAAGTTTCTTGTATTTCTACTCATTATCTTCTTTTAACTCTCTTGCTTTATCTTCTATCAAACCAATTAATTCTTCTCGTTCTTTTATATTTGTAGTATCAAGATAATCTTTTGCAACTACCTGACATGCACCGTCATCTGCATCAAGTTTTTCTGTTGCAAGTAATTTTATATTTGCATCTGTCTTAGTGGTATTTAGTTCAAATGCAACAAAGAATAATTGTACGGTAAACCTATGAAATAAATCACTAAATCTTCTTAGTCTTCTAAACCTAGTTTCTTCCCAATCACAAAGACCCGTACCACCCGTTAACATTTTAGATTTTATAAACAAACCAGAAGTAAGTGCAAGTGCTTGGTTCTCAGTATATCCTATGTTCACAAAAAATTGAACTGCATATTTAACACGACTGTCTTGAGCACCACCAAATTTTAATTGACCCACTATCGTAGTGTCGTTGTCATCGTCAACATCAAAGTCGGGTGTAAAAAAACTTCCAAACCTTTGGAATATATTTGACGGTTTACTATCATCTCCAACATCTTCAAACTGTTGATTATTTTGTATTAAGGTTGGTATTTCTATATGTGGTAATGAACCAACTACAATTGGTGTTTGTGATTGGTCTCCGTCCATAAAGAAACCAAAAACCAATGCGTTTGCTTGTAGTTTAGGTATTTTACCAATACCAGACATTCCACCTTCTGTGGTAGGAAGTACACATTGAGCCCACGGTAAATCTTGTTGTGGTAATAAGTATGTTTCTGGAGAATGTAACCCGTGTACTCTTATCTTTACTCGTCCTTCAAATCCAAAAGGTGGACTTGCATCTACGACAGTTGCAATAAACCAACGGATATTGTCTCCGTAAAACTCACTAGGTATGGGATTATCATAACTCATTATATTCTTTTACCCCTTAGTATTGCTCTTTTAGTGTTAGAGTTCTTTTTAATTTTTGGTTTTTGTTTTGCACCTCTACCTGCTAACTTAGACTCTTTAGTACCTTTTCTTTCGAGTTTACACACGGTCATAGTAACTTCGTGTGAAGTCTCTCTAAAGGTATGTCTTAAATCATGTATCAAATGATGTCCAGATTTATTCTGGTCAAGTGTATTGTCTTCGTTCGTAGCATTTTCTGTATTATCGTTTCTTATATTTAAATTAACAATGTCCCCTACTGCAGCTTTACCTACTAGGAATGCAGTGCCTGGAACTACAACAGTTCTCATATTTTTAAACAATAAATTTTTAATTGCAGTCCCTTCTAGTTTCTTTAAATGCAATGGTTTATCATATTCATCATGATATGATTTATATTCTCCGTACGTACCACTTGACACTACATTGTGTATAATAGAACTACTATACTCATTTAAAAGTTTGTCTTTTAATTTAAACTTTTCATCGAAAACATTCTGAAATCTTTTATCAATTGTACCTTCATTACTTAGATTAGTCAGTAAAGTATTCACATCAAATTTTTTCATGAATATCTGTCCAGTATTTAAATTAGTAACACAATAGTCCGCACTTATACTACCTGCTTGTGCGAGTGCAAGTGTGTCCGAACTTCCTTTTTCTTCAACAACTTTTATAGTAAATCCTTGTGCAAAATCATCTTGAGTTTCCGCAACACTTATGTTTGCACTGTTATAAGTGTAAGGTAATTTATGATTAAATGCTTGTTGTTTTAACATTACATCTAGATTACCAAGTCTTAAATTATCATCGTGAATAGTTGCCCAAAGATAAAAAGGAGAACCCGTCTTTGTGGTTGCTCTGGACAATAACCATGTCATTGCATCTATGGGATTTAAATTAGGAACAATGACTCGCATTTCAGTTTGTACCGAGTCAATAATTTGTTCGTCTGCGTCTAAAGTATACGATATGTCTATGTCTTTGTCAAGTTCTTGTGCAGATATTTTTGCAATGATATCTGATAGTGTTCCTCGATATGAACTTCTTAATCTTTGTATTTCTGAAAGGTATGCATGTTCATCTATTAAGGAAAATAAGTAAACACTTGCGTTATCTTTTGCTTTTATTTTTCTATCAAGTCCTACCATAATAAATGTTCTTTCAAACACTGGGTCAACATTTTTACCCATACCCGCAATCTCAATTTTCATTCTTTCTGTACCGTCAAAGTTTATTAGGTCATATAGACCTTTATCATCAACAAGTGAAATAGTTGCAGTTAAATAAGGATTTTCTAAACTTTCATAAATGTTTAAATCAATGACGTTTGCTTTTACATCATAAAATTTTCTGTCAAACCCACCAAACCTATCTGCAGATATATGACATTTAGTTATAGAAAATTGTGAAGACTGTGACATAACATTATTGTTTCAATAAACGATTAAACTCAGATACAACCGTATCAATTGACTCAGGTTTGATTACTATTATTTGTTTTAAAGAGTCATTCTTGGCTTCCATTCTTTCCCGAAAAGTGATTGGAATAAGTCCACTGGTATTTAAATTAAATGGGTCAACATCAACTTGTTCACCACTGGTATTCTCATAATGATGTATAGAATTATATTGTTCGGTTTCACTAGTAATCGTAAGTGTTTGAATAACACCGTCAGTATCAGTATATACTGCAGCTCCACCCGCAGTAAATTTAGTCCCTGATGTTAGTTTGATAACAAGTTGTCCTAAGTCTAAGTTTCTTTTAACTATTGTACCCTTTGCACCAGAAGCATCGTCTTCTATTTCTTGTCCTACGGGAAACAATGCACCCAGATTATCTGCAGTTACTACTGTTCTATTTGGATATTTGGATATTGCAGCATCTAGTAATCCACCAGTATCTACAGGCCACCCACTGTATCTTAAGTCATCATTCATCAAATAAAATGTCCAATAGTAATCTATACTTCCATATAATTTAAAAGATAAACTATCTGGTCTATCTCCCCCGACAATTGTATATCTGTTTAGAAACGCTACTTCTTGTTTTATCTTATCAATGATATCTACATATTCTGTTAAATTATTAAATAGAACTGGGTCTTCTCTGTTACCAAAAGAATATGGGACAAACTTAAAATTTTTAAAATAATTAGTACTCATTAAAATCCACCTACTACTAAATCGTTTTTCGCAAGAGTTCTAGTTTCTGTAAATGCAAGAGACATATCTATTTCTCCAAATTCACCGTTAGCATGCATTGACTGGTTAGAAGGATTAAAAGTAGTTGTCACATCACGCAGATAACAAGGTAAAATTTTTGGTGCATTAAAGTTTTCTCTATCATTGTATAATATCTTTAAATGAAACCTATTTGGAAACTTATAACCAATAGAAGCTTTTTGGTTTCCAACATCTATGGTAATGTTTTCTGGATATAAATTCTCTCTGAAAAATCTAATAATATCTTTCACTGTATCGTGTTCTTGTTTTGATAACGGGATAAATTTAAACTGAAATGCAAACTCTCGAAGTGCAACTGATTTAAATAATGACCTAGTGTTTGGATTTAAAGTCACACCAGATGCTTGTTTTACTGCAAGTGCAGTTCCCTCTCCACCTAAATACTTTGATACACTTAGTTTAGTCATTGCAAGTCTTGCTAACTCTGGAGCTTGTGAATTATTACTCATAAGAGATGATGCAGTCGCACCAACACCACTAAATAAACTACCAATTAGACTTGATGATGCATTACCACCTGCCTCTGCAAGACCACCAGCCGCACCTAAGTCTGCATTCTCGTATGATGCAGTATCACGAAAAGGAATTGCAGTTGGTAAGTACAATTTTACAGGCCCGTCTTTCTCACCTTTTTTAAGTGGTGGATTGGACTCATTTATTTTTCTAATTATAGGTTGGAATTCTACGTTTTGTCCTTTAGTTTCTTCTGCATCTTCTTGAGTTTTTATGTCATCTGTCTCATTTTTTTTTGTCGCACCCGTGACACCGTCTACTTCTTCTTCACCTTCTACCGTTTCATTTTTAGCAAATATAGAACTAAACCCTATCAACGCACCTAAGTCCACGGGTTCTTCATCTATGATACCAAATTGAATACAAGACTTATAATCTTGAGTGTCGTGAAAAGGATATTCGAGTCTATCTGGTTTAGAAACTGCGGACGCTTCTGGTAGGTCATCAAATAATAAACCACCAATAAATTTCTTTCCAAAATTTGCGACTTTGTTCCCGAAGTTCTTTGATTTATCTGCCATGTATGTTTCCTATAAATACTTTATAGTTCTATTTATACACAAATGAAGACATACAAAGGAAGATATAAAGTAAAAAATACGAAAAAGTATAAAGGTGATTACCAGAATGTCATCTTCCGTTCTCTATGGGAACGTAATTGTTTTCGTTGGTGTGATGATAATCCCAAGGTACAATCGTGGAGTTCCGAAGAAGTTGTTGTCCCATATTTCTATGAAGTAGATAAAAGATACCATAGATATTTTCTTGATTTAAAAATAACATTTAAAGAAGGTAAGACTATACTGGTAGAAATAAAACCAGACTCACAAACCAAACCACCCAAAAAAGGAAATAGAAGAACCAAGACATTCATTAGTGAAGCCGCAACATATGTAAGGAATATGAATAAGTGGGACGCAGCTAATGAGTTTGCAAAGGACAATGGGTATGAGTTTCAAATCTGGACGGAGAAAACTCTAGAGTCTATGGGTATTCTACCAAAATCTATGAAACCACTAAAACCTTTCACAAATAGGAAAAAATAAGTATAAATAGAAGTATGTCAAATATATTCCAGAAGTTAGAACTTGCGGCTTTTAGAAATCAAATTACTCCGAGAACTAAAGAGAGTAGAGAATGGTTTATGAAGAAAGCACAAACTATGCGTGGTATAAACCGTGACGAGTTAATGAAAGAAGAACCTTTAAAAAGGGGTGGTAGAAGAATTATTGGGTCAATGCAAATGTTTTACTATGACCCAAAATATAAAGAAACCCTACCATACTATGATAGATTTCCTTTGTCAATTATACTAAAACCCGCAAAAGGTGGTTTTCTTGGATTGAACTTACACTATCTACCACCTATACTTCGTGCTCAATTTCTTGATGCGTTAATGGATAATGTTACAAGTAAAAAGAGTGAAGATGCAAAATTTGAATTAACCGTAAAACTTCTTGCGGGTACTTCTAGTTTAGACCTTTATAAACCATGTATCAAACATTATTTGACTGAACATGTGAGAAGTAAGTTTGCAGAAGTAAAAGCACCTGAGTGGGAGATTGCAACCTTTCTACCAACCGCAATGTTCGAGAAAGCAGACAAAAGAAAAATATATGCAGACAGTAGGAGAATGTTAAAATAATGGCATATAAAGTAGACGACATGTTAGCAACCGTAAAGGCTGGAGACGGTCTTGCATTTGCAAATTTATGGAGAGTATTTTTACCCCCGATTGGTGGAGTAAACTCTACAGACTTAAATACTCTATGTAAAGTTGCAGTAATGCCTGGTAGACAGATACTATCAACTGAAAGACAGATTGGTATTCATTTGAATAAAGTTGCATACGGATATGCAAGTGAAGATGTCAATTTAACCTTTTATTGTTTAAATGATATGCGAGTAAGAGATTATTTTGAGAACTGGCAAAACCTTGCAGTCAATCAAGAAACCTCAGAAGTAGGATATTACAAAGATTACACCTTTGACGTGGTCATACAAACACTTAGAAAGGGTGCAATTAATCCTTTGATTAGACCTAAGAAACTATTTGATAATCCTTTACCAGACCCAATCAAAGACCTGATACCACCTATCGGCCCACTTGATATTGCAAACGGTGTCTTTGACCCAGGCTTAGTTGCAGACGGTGCTCAATATCTTGCAGATGCAGTTACCTATTCAACTAAGTTATTAAATGCATATCCCACTACTTTGAACTCATTTCAATTGAGTAATGACTTAGACGGATTACTTGAAGTAAATGTGCAACTATCGTATAAAAAATATGAAGTGGTAGAAGGTAATACTAAAGACAGAGCATTAGATGCAACTGGAGTTAAGGATAAATTAAAAGATGCGGCTAAATCTGCAGTGAAGAAAGCAGGTGCAAGAGCCGTAAAAACTGGATTGAGAAAAGCGTTATTTGGAATTTAAATATATATATTAATACATTATAGGAGATATTATGAGTGCATTACCTAAACTAAATGCAACCCCTAAACACGAAATGGTCATTCCCTCAACGGGTAAGACTGTTATGTTTCGACCATACTTAGTAAAAGAAGAAAAAATTCTTTTAATGGCATTTGAGTCGCAAGATGAAAAAACTTCTATGAAAGCCATGTTAGATACAATCGATGCGTGTGTTGAAGGAGACTATGTCAAATCAAAACTTACTACTTTTGATATTGAGTACATGTTTACTCAAATTCGTGGTAAGTCGGTTGGTGAGTCCATAGACGTAAAACTAACTTGTTCTGAGTGTAAGAAACAAACAGAAATGAATATAAACCTTGCGGACATTAATGTAGATGTCCCAGAAGTAGATAAACTTATACAACTAACCGATACCATTTCGGTTGAATTACAGTATCCACCATTCAAAACATTTATTGATAATTTCAAGGAAGGTGTTGAAGATACTGAATTTGGATTTACGGTTATTCGAGAATGTATGGCTGCAGTTATCAACGGAGAAGAAAGAATAGATGTAAGTGAAGTATCAAAAAAAGAAATTGATGACTTTGTTGAGTCTATGAGTAATGAACAACTTCAATCAATAACAAAGTTTGTTGAAAGTATTCCCGCACTAAAAAAAGATATTGAGTACGATTGTTCTAGTTGCGGTCATCACAATAAAATAACACTGCAAGGTATTCAAGATTTTTTTACGTAAACCTTTCGCACGATAGTTTATATAATTATTATCAAACAAACTTTAATATGATGCAACATTATAATTATAGTTTGACTGAATTAGAAAACATGTGGCCGTGGGAAAGGGAAATATATTTAACTTTATTAATGGAATGGATAGAAAAACAAGAAGAACATCGTAAAAAACAAGAAAGTATGTATAAATAGTATTATGTCAGAATTAACACTTACAGATGTCACTCAAGTACTCTTGAAACAAAATCAAGAGTTAACGGTTAATACTGCAGAAACAAAAGATACTAAAGCAAGTATTGGAGAACTATCAAAAGTTTTAGGAGACTATTTCAAAAATCAACAAAGACTTGATGAAGGAGATAGACTAGAAAACAAAAGAGAAAGTAGTAAAGCAAAATCTGGTGGTGGTGGTAGTCGTAATGGTGATATAGAAAGTGCAGTTGGTGAACTAGGTGCTTTCGGTTTACCTTTTTTCTTTCTTGGTGCAATTCGTAGTTTGATATTTGGTATGGTGTCTGCACTTACGACACAAGTTAAAACAGTATTAAAGACTTTTAGAGGTTTTTTACCAAAAAACTTTTTTAAACCCGTACAAGTTGCAATAAAAAGTTTTTACATTGCAATTAGAGCAGGACTTATGGCAGGATTTAATCCCGCAAAAATGTCGGCACTGGTAGCAAAATTAGACCCTAATAAGATAGTTAAGATTAATAAATTTACTGGTGCAGTCGTAAGTCTTTTTACGCAAGTAGGAAAATTCTTTAGAGTTATTGTAGATAGTACTCAAGGTGTACAAAAATTCTTTGCAAGAATAATAGCATTTTTTGGTAAAGGTGCGGGTTCATTTAGAGTGTCAATTGTAAATTATTTTAAACCAGTGACAGATGCCTTTAATGCAATGAAATCTGCATTAAAAGGTGCGGGGGTAATAGGAAAAGGTATAGCAAAAGTTATATCTGCGATACAAGCATTCGTACCTCAAGTGAGTTCAATTCTGAAATCAGTTGGTATGGTCTTTTTTCAACTTGGTAGAGCAGTTCTATTTCCTTTACAAATTATTATTGGTGCGGTTCAATTTATTCGTGGTTTCATAGACGGAATTTTTCAAAATGATATGGACAATCTTTTGCAAAAAGCTCTTATTGGAATGTATGAAGGTTTTAGAATGGCATTTAACACTTTGGTTTCTTCATTCATAGATATGATTATAAATGCTGTTGGATTTATAATAGGTTTCTTTAGTGAAGATGCGGGACAGGCATTGAAAGATTTTAGTTTCAGAGACATGTTTAATGCATATGTCGATACTCTTATAGATTTTATAAGGTCTCCATTAGAAAGTATAAAAAGGGGATTTCAACAAATTGCAAAGTTTCCCGCAGCTGTATTTGCGGGTGGACAGGCCGCACTTGGAGCCCTTGCACCACTTGGTGAAAGTCCAGTGGAAGCATTTTCAAGAGCATTTAACGAGTCACTTGGAAAATCAAATGCAGCTATTAACTTATCAACTGAAAAAATAAATGCAAGGAAACAGGCAAATAGTCAAATGGAACTCGATGAACTTAACAAACAAATTGAAAGTAAACAAGGTGGTGGTACATTTGTTGACGGTAGTTCAAATGTTCAAAACAATGGAGATAACGTACAACTATCAACATCAACAGAAGAACCTACAAACAACTACGATAGAATGAAAAAGAAAAAATAAAAAAACCCCACATTTCTGTGGGGTCTAAAAATCTTGTTTTTAAATTAAGTACTTACTCGTCATTCGCAAGTTTAGCGAAATAACTCAAAGTTTCATCGTCAGACTCAGTTGACGCAACTTCTGGTTCTGGAGTACTTGGTGCAACCACTGGGGT